ACAATCGGAAGATAAAACAGCATTTGATCCATTTCTGGGTCATATTCTTCCATTTCATAGGTAATCATGTAATTCATGTAATCTTTAACGCGCTCTGCCTGCTTTGTTAGCATTTCATTCTGCGCACCAACTACTTGCGTTCTGACAGGTCCAGTAGCAGGCAACATTTCACGATATGCCTGTGCTTGGAATTGTGTAACGCTTTCAGCTAAAAGAGGATGAACAACGCCAGAGGAACCCTCAAAAGGTTCAACTCTTTCTTCGTTCTGCATTCCCAAGTAATCTAAACCACGTTTGTATGTGTCTTCCCATTCTTGTCTGGATGAAAAATCATCATCAATACTACCAATCAAATCGTTTGATATTTGACCAAGATCTCCCTCTTCCATAAAATCTGCCAAATTAGCATCGAAAGCAGCCTCAACCGTTGCCTCCATTTCCGTGTATTCTCCAACAATAGCAGAACCATCATCAAATTCAAAAACTCCGGGCGATTGTCCAAGCTCTTGCACAACAACGCTTTCACCCTCAACTTGAGGCGTTTGTTCTAAGATTCCACCCGATCCTATATTAGGTTCAATAGCCATTTTCTTTCCCTTTTAGGTGTTGGAGCGAAAGTCGCTCAACCATCATGGAGCAGTAACACTTTGGGAGCGCCTGCATCAATGGGCAGGGAGATGCCACATTCGATATCTTCCGCCCCAACCTCAATATTCTGTGACTCACAGCAATCAAAGAAAACCTGATTTACACCAGATTTTAACTTTTCTATATCAACGCTGTAAGTCACATCGCTCATTATCTAACTCCAGAAAATTTAGTGCCACGAAGAGCGGCACCACCCCCACGACATATATTCCCTTTACTTTTTTTACCTTTTTTCCCTTTAACTTCTCCACCATACTCATATTTTTCAGCGAGGTCAGGACTTATTTTTTCCTGTACCTTTTCAGGTAATTTAGAAAACCCTTTATATTTCTTTGGAACTTTTTCTCCTGCTACTCCACCTTCTTCCATATTAGCTAAATCTTGGGCTGTTCGTTTAGCTGCACGATTTCCACGCTTAATAGCACCTACATCTGGTCGTATTCTTGGTTTTTTTGCGCCACCAAGTGCCTTAACCACCAATGCATCTATACGTTTACGATCTGCATCGGAAATGGTTTTACCTGTATTGGAACCAGTTCTACCTACCTCACCCTTTAAACTAACGAAAAAGGGGTCTACAAGTTCGCTTCGCATGTCAAGATCTGCATCAGAAAAAGTTCTACCTTTTCCTAAATCAGGAATCTCATTTATAACGTCTTTCATAAAAGCAGTTATTTTATCTCTTTTAGCCATTATGTTTGTCCTTTGAATTTGGGGCCGCGACCATTCATAACAGCGCCGCCGTTTTTTAGTGCTTTGTATTTTGGCATAGTGCCTTTAAGACCAGTTGAGGTTGGTCCACCTGAACCGATAGAAAGTCCAAGACCGCCTCCTCCAGAAATTCTTTTTATACTTTTAATCTTATGTCTAGCTTTTCCACCCGCACTTTGAACATCATCAGGTATATTAGCATTGATACGAGATTTTTTCTCTAATAATTTAGGATGTTTTGCCGCTTTTTTTCTAGCTTCTGATTCATCATTTGCCGTAACAGTAATTGGATTAGACACATATCCAGAACTTTGGTATTTCACAGCGCCAGTTCGTGGATTTCGAGATCTAGGCTCTCTAATTTCATATTTTATTTCAAACTCCGCCATTAATAATATTCCTTTATGATTGTCCTTTAAATTTAGGTCCACGACCTGACATTACAGCGCCGCCGTTTTTCATTCTATTCACTCCAGCTCTTTCCATCTCTTTTAATTGTTTTCTAGAATATTCGTTCATGTCTACATCTTCATAAAAGTTTTTTAAAGAAGCTGCCGTTCCTACTGTGGGAGAACCAACTCTGTCAATCCCGGCAGGAAAACCAGAACCCCTTACTCTATAGGCACCGCCTTGTGGAAAGCTAGGAACTTCAGGATCTTGTTTTATTTCTGGTTCAGGTATTTTTCTAACCTTTCTTCTAAGGCTTTTTTCTTTTCTCTTTTGTTTTTTATCTTTTCCTGCCATTAATAATACTCCTTTCGCCTACGAGAATACATCAAATCTTCTTCTTCATAATCACTTGGGGTAGTAATAAAACCACCCTGTCTAAAACGTAGTATAGCCTGTGTCATCGAATCCGCCAAGTCATCATGTTCACCATTTGGAAATGAGGCACATTCTTCCATCACCTCATCGGCAAAGTTAGTCTCAGGAGACCACACCATGCCACTTTCAAACACAGGGGCGCAGGCATGCATTCTTGTAAACTTATCCGCACCACGACCCGGAGTAAATGGTGTTACAGGAATACCCATACGCCTTAATTCTTGCGTTAATGGCATCCCAGAGCCTTTTTGCTCTATTAATATCATATCAGGCTCAAATTCTTTATACAAATCATTTGCAGCTTCCTTTAATTCAGGAAACTCCCATCTACCGCGCACAGCGTCAAGTAAAATAATATGATCCTCGCCTGTCTCCTCGTGGTGAAACACGCCCCAAGTCGTAATTGCAGAGTAATCTGCCCTATCGCTCTTGCTAAACGCAGTATCGTAAGATTGAATGATGTAACTACAAGGTGGTGGCACTTCACTTTCCCATAAATTCCACCATTCTCGCTTAATAATCGCCCCTTCTTCTGCAGTTGGGTTCTGCATGTACTGAGCGTTCCATTTACTCACGGGAATAGACGCTTTTACGCCTTCAAGCTCGTCTAACGACCAAAATTCAGGCCAAAGTGAGCCACCTTTTGGCATAATTGCAGGAAATTCTACCACTTCCCACTTATCAGCGCCTTTTTCGTTCTGTTTTTGTAAAACTTTTGCTGTTAAATCGCGAATACTCCACCGCGTCATGACAATTATGATCGCACCACCGGGCTGAAGACGCTGTCTAGGCCCAGAAGTGTACCATTCGTAGATATTATCCAACGCGCTAACGCTTAACGCATCCTGTTCCGAAACGGGATCGTCAATAATCGCCAAATCCGCGCCGCGACCCGCGAGAGCACCGCCCACACCCACAGCGTAGTATTCACCACCACCGTTGGTACTCCATCGACCAGACGCTTTAGCATCTGACGCAAGACTGACATTAGGAAAGACATCTCTAAAATCCTCGCTATCTATAAGGTTTTTAACCTTTCTACCAAAACCAACGGCAAGCTCCGCTGTGTGCGTTGCTTGAATAATCTTTAAGTCTGGCTTTCTCCCCATAAGCCATGTTGGAAACAAATAACTCGCAAATTCAGACTTCGTATGCCGTGGCGGCATATTAATAATCAGCCGCTTGAGTTTGCCATCTGCCACTGCTTGCAGCTTCTCAGCGTATATTTTATGATGCCTACCTTCAATAAACTGAGGCCAAACAAACTTCACGAAACTCATAAAGTTTTCTTGCTTGTCAGACCTATCGTCTAAAGTTTTAAGTCGCTCCAACATGGGGGCGACTTTGGCTAACTCTTCATCTGTTAGAAATTTTGTAAAATCACTGATTTCATTCATTAAACAGAACCTAAACCCATACTTATTAGGCCACCGTCTTTTTTCTTATCAACAATTTTTGGCATTACCATGTCATCAAAAAATACATAATTATAAGACGGTTTAGTGGCACCAAAGGAACGAGCATTTGCATCTAAAAATTTAAGATTTGTATATCCTGCATCTGCAAGTTTCTTCATTTCATCAGTATTCATTGGTTTAAATAAACTCTCTGTAGGAACAGATAGGTTTCCTCTTTTATTTTTTAATGTTTTAACTCTATATGGGAGAATAGGATTTCCAGTTTTTTCTAAATATGAATTTCCTATTTTATTTAAATCACTAGATCTCCATTGATCTTCAGTCATACCTGCAAGTCGACTATTCACCCAATCTGTTCCAAAAATATCAACCATATCATTTAAAGTGCCAATATCAATCTCTCCGGGTACTTCACCTTTAAATTCAAGTTTTTCAAGAAAATTTCTTGGAGGAGGACGATAAGGAGTATTTTTGGGATTAGAGACTTCAACGAAGTTTTGCATTGGATCACCTAGATCAAGAGATTTACCTAAATCAGCTTCTGAAATATCAGCAAAAAGTAAACTACCGGGGATACTCTTGGGATCATCATCAAAAAGACTTTCTATTTTTTCATTTTGTTCTAATTTAGATTTTTTTGTTTCTCTAAGTAATCTTCCAAGTGTAGAGTATTTTTTAGATAAATCCTCTAAATTTTTAAGTTCTGTATATTGTGCAATTTCTGAATCAGTCCAATCAGAATTTTTTAAAGCTTTTATTACATTTTCATCACTAGTGGTGCTTTCAAAAAGAAAAACAGGAAATGTATTATTTTTATTGTTTTGATCTTTAGTGATATCTTTATTCATAATATCTTTAATTTCTTCAATTCTAAATTTAACATTTTCAATAGTAGCTATCATGTTTGATTCAGAGGGTCTTTCTAAGTATTTAAGAACATCAAAGCCCTTGTTTTCTCTTTGGACAAAATTAGAAAGATATTTATTATTTTCCATTTGCTGTAGAAGGTTTTCAAATTCTTTTTCAGTATCCGCTTTAATTTGTTTTGGAGATTGTGCGTCGTAAGTTTTGCCATCAATTTCAATAGAAAACCCTTCATCTAGATAGGTTTTTTTAGCATTTTCTAATGATCCATATTTTTTTATAATTTGAGGCTGCACCTCTTCTAAAACCCTTTGACCAAAATCATATCTTGAAGGCTCATAAGAAATATAAGGATTATCTTTATTATGTGAATAACGATAGTATTGAGCAATATTTGGGTTTGAAGCAAAATACACGCCTTTTCCTGCTAACGCACCCTGCCTTCCAAATTTAGCATCATCAGAACCTTTATCTAATCGCCCTTCACCAGTGCCAACATAATCAGTAGACATACGACCATAAGGATATGTTTCGGTGACTTGCGCACCTGATGGTACATAAAGCCCTGATTGCATCGTTGTTGTATCACCCGGCTGACCACCTGCAGTTTGAAAAATATCAGCGTATCCAACACTACCATCTGGCATAATATATTTTTCTTCAGGCATAAATTCAGTTTGTGGCGAACCGTGATACAAACGTAAATTTTCACCAGTTTTTACCGGAGCACCGAGATCTACATTTAAACCAAATAAAGAACTTAAACCTTGTTCAATCGGCTCACCTAAATATTTTCCTAAACCTAATCCTAAAAGAGCTTCCACTGGCCCCATGCCTGCTTCTAAAAGATCTGATATTTCTCTTTCGCCAGTTGGAGAATACTTCACAGGCTCCGCGTACCTCGCAGCAGCATCCCTTGGGCGCATACCTAAAGTCACTACAGGATTTAAATTTGATAAATCTGTTAAACCTAATGCATCAGCAGTTGGTCTAAGTAGAGAGGGTATATACTTACCAACTGGAATACTGTATCTGTCATAATTTCCACTGTAGTCAGGTTGTTCAGATTGCACAATTTTCAAACCACTATCACCAGAAGGATCAAGATATCCTTGATTTGCTCTTAAACCTGTTCTCGCATCTTTATAACTAGGAGGCGGAACAGTCACATTGTCTGATAAAATTTTAGCAAGATAATCATTGCGCTCATTCGGACGCTCTACAGTTCTGCCTCTGCCACCTGCAACGGGTGTAGGCTTATCATCTCCACCACCCAAGAGGTTTTTGATTTTTTCAAAAAAAGTAGGCTCGTCAGCTTTTTGCGTATTTGCCCTCGCTATCGCATCAAGGCTTGTGTATCCAGATGGACCAATCACGGTCTACCCCGCTAGAGCTTTGATAAAATTATCCGCTGCACGATTCAAACCCGCCATGCCGCCCATTTTCATTGGCCTAATATTTGCAGAGATTGGCGCTATGTCTGGCGCAGGTATAACAACGTTTGCCAACACATCATCAAAACTTGTGCCAGAAACGCCAGAACCTATGTTTACATTCACATCGTCACTTTCTTCTGTTACTTTCGGAGGCTCACATATTTTTGTCTCAGGATTGTAAATATAGCCTTCCTCGTTACAGACTATAGTGCCGTCTTCAGTAACGGTGTGACCTGTATCTGGGCCGTCTGTGGTGGTATTTGAGCTACTTCCGTTGCTATCACTGCCAAAGATATCAACATCATCAACAACAACTGGACCATCTTTTGTGTTCTTAATGTCAGGGCCATATGAAACGATGTTTCCTTCACTGTCGTAAACGCCAGTTACCGCAGGCTCTATGCCATCGCCTTGAAATATTTTTATCTTTTCATCAAACGCTTTTAATTTATCAGGATCTAATTTTCCATCTGGTCCCAATAATGTCTCACTAAGATCAAGACTAGCGCCTGATTCAGAATCATAAGCAAATCTGCCAGATTGTTTATATGCATCAAGAACGGCTTGAACTTTCTGATTGTCTAAATCTTCCATGTCAATCAAGCCAAGAGAAAGGTTTTTAACAATTTGATTTATAACTTTTTCAACAGTACCGGGTTCTGCAAAAACCATCTTACCTTGATCGTCAAATTCAAACTGACCTAACAAGTTCTGTAAATACGCAGTCTCTGCAGCATTAGGTGGTGGTCTGTATCCCGGGTCTCCACCGCCTGTGGTTTTGCTGCCCGTGCTTTGATTACCTAAGTTTGGTCGAGGTTTTGGTTTTACATTACCAAGCCCTTGATTTAATTCATCATATGGATCGTCACTACTCACACCACTTGGGGGTGGAAGTGTTGTGGTGTTTGATGCAGGTTGTACGCCAGATGTGGTGTTGTCATCTGGAGAAGGCGCATCTAAATTAATTATGTTGGCAACATCAGGATATTGAGTGTCTAGACCAAGTCCTAAAGTTTGTGCGGTGCCACCACCAACGTCTGGCTCAACAACAGCAGGTGGTAAGTTAAATCCAGAACCTGTGCTACCACTATCTCCATCGCCAATGCCGCCAATGTTAGAATAAGTAAAAGATGCAGGAAGAATACCTTCTCTAGCTAAATCAGCACCACTCTTCAAATACGCTTGATTGCCTATTTGATTAATTACCTCACGCGGAGTGTTAGGGTGAAAAACACCTGAGTTTAAAGCTTGCTGCTGTGACGCATCAACCCCATCGCTAGAAGAACCATATGACGATTGCTGCATAATAATCATACGATTTGCCGCATCAGCTTCAGCCTGTGAACCATAGGTTCTGCCATACATATCTCTGTAAACAACAGGAGTAGGGGGAGCAGGGGGAGGAGCAGAAGATGATCCGCCACCCGTCGAGCCTCCGCCAAGAGAACCTGCAGAACCTGCACCTAAAGATGTCGTAGAGCCACCACCATCACCCGCGTTGGGATTGTTAAAATCTTGAACGTCATCATCATCATCATCGTCATCGCCAAAAATAGCATCGTGATAATCACGCACATTGTCGTAAGTTTTACCCATATGCTTAAAACTTTTATCATCATCTGCTTGAACAGCCTGATTCGCAATCGCGTCCAAACTCATGTAACCTGATGGACCTATCGAACTGTTATTATTATGAGGATGCGCATGACCACCCATATCAAAACCCTGAACAGAGCCGCCTTGAGACATGCCCTCAACCTGCTCATCCAACAAAGAACCATATGTAGGATCACCAAGATAATCAAAAATATCTATGCTAACAGGCGCAGCAGGTAAATTAATCGCGCCAATTGGACTAACAGCAGTCATTGTCGGACCCGCAGTTGTCGTAATCTGACCCGTCACTGGATTTTGAACAAACTGTGAAGCCTTCTCAGGTATATTAATGTTCGGACCAAACAAAGAGGACGTATCAGCTCCAGTGCCAGAAGAACCAATATCCCCTGTCATAACAGCCGTATTTTGAGATGTATCAGCCGCCGTATTAGTGTTTGTATATACATCGCCAGTGGTAACGGCAGTATTATCAGTGTTAGTAGTGTTAGTAGTGTTAGTAGTGGTGTCTTCCGTTAAATTTTGACCCTTGCCATAATCAACTTTTGAAAAAATGTAATCTTGCTCACCTTGGTCAGCAACCCTAACCTCACCAATTCGATCACCATATGCGCTCTGTAAAGACGCAACAACATCCTGACCCGGCTCATTAGGCGAAACATGGTGATACGCACCACCACCAAAATCAATGTAAGCATTGCCATCAGGTAGTGTAAGAATTGCTAAACCACCTTCATTCATATACTGAACAGGACCACCATCATCATATCCAAAAATATCAACCTCACCACCCATCTGCATAGGACGCGGAGTCGGCGTTCTCATCATGGGAATGCCCGGAGCTACCATACGCTGTTGCGGCATCATCTGAGGTGGCATCGGTAACGGACGCCTCTGAGGAACCATACCGCCAAGACCCTGATTGCGACTCAACATGCCCTCTAATGAGTCACCAAAACGCTTTCGCCTTGGTGCATTTGAACCTTGCTGTTGCATCTGAGGCATGGACTGTTGCGCCATCGGGGGTTGCGCGGGGGGAGGCGGCATACCCGCCAATGGCATGGGAGGCATAGGAGCAAACGGATTGCGCATAGGCGCACCACCCATCGGTGGCATTCCACCCATAGGCTGCATCGGGGCAGGCATTCCGGGTACTGGTGGGGGGGTAAATCCAGTTTTAACTGCTACCATGGGTAAACTCTCCTAAACGAACTTACCGTGCATCCTAACAGCTACAATCAATTTAATCAACAATCTCTAGTATACCATTTTTTATCATGCTTTTTGCCAAAGAATGACGGTCACTCCAACAATAATGTTTGCGGTTGTAATCACACATCTCAGCGGCCAATCTACGCAAAAATTTAGGCTCACTCTCGCCGCCTAAAAAATGCCGCCCCTGTAAAATAGGGACAATCTCCGCAGCAGTCTGACCCTCAAATTCAAAATTATCATCATACTTCAACCTAAATGTTGGCATATACTCACTCCCATTGCTAACCTTTAGTATGTTATGGGATGGTATAGGGTACCTGTCAAGGGGGTAGGGTACCTAAAAGGTTTTTGTAGGTGGTTGTAGGTGGAAAACTTGGTGTAAGCTGCTGACCGACGCGACTGCAAAAAAGGGGGGGGACACACAGCCCCGTACCCCGATCCTGAACACTTGTTCGGATTGCTTAGGGTACCTACGGAAAAAAGAAAAGGCCGCATTAAGCGGCCTTGTCCGTTAGTGTGTGGTATATTATTGGTTAGATCGAGATAGCTTTTCGATGCGATCCTGCCACCATGCAAAATGATCATCATTGATACCCGCCCAAACGCTAGGAATACCAATTCTATTTTCGGGCATTAGGACAGCGCCTTGAGCTTGCGTTTCATAGCTTTCCAAAACTTGATATCTGGTGTGGTCTGTGCCGTCACCATACGTCGCGCCGTTGGCTTGCTGAGTGTGTGTTACCACAGCGGCTTGACCAATTTCTGCATGGCCGCGCATTTCACTCACAGCGGCGCGAACACGCTGTTCACTGCATCCAGTGGCATCCATAATTGCGCGAGTAGTCGCACCATCTGGTGTTCTCATCATTCCATATTGAACGCCAATTCTAGATAGACGGCGAAAAGGGTTAATTGGTGTATTGTGAACAATTGTTCGTTCACCACCATTTTCAATTCGGTTTTCGATGGTATGTGCAAACAAGTTAAGAATGAACTCTACCCATCGACGGATCTTTGTTGCGTCTGTTGTGCCACCATGCTGTCGAAATTCAATTGTGCCTTTACCCCATGTTTCAAGAGTAATTGCTGAAAATTTAGAATTATAGTTGATATCAGCGCGACGCAATGCGGCAGCTAATTGCTGCCTGTCACTAGCAGCTTTGATATCATCAACAACGAT